GAGGTACTTGGCTGTTTTGTCCTCAAGGCCAGGCGGGGCGATGGCGTGGCATGCAGTGGTGAGCCATGCGGCGCAGCGTTTTTGCTGGTCCCACTTGCCGCGCACCGTGGCCAGGTAGTCCCTCACCGGGTGGTGGCGGTGTCGACCTGCCACCATTTTGACTGCCTCTTCAAGTGCAGCCCGGGGCATCGAGGGCAGGCCGTGCTCCCGAACCAACCACGCGCCCATCTCTAACTCATCTTCTTCGAGCCACTCACCAGCACTGGTGCCCCATGGCGTGGCCTTGAGCTTGATGACGTTGTTCGTGAAGTCGTTGAAGGCCACGATGCCCGCCGCGGCCGCAATACCAGGCACATTCTCTTCGGGCACGCCATCAAGGGCAATGACTACGTTCTCACGGCAGGACTTGACTGCGCCCTTCTCCGTCAGCACCAGGTACTGCCGCCAGTGGCGCCTGTCCCGCCTGCCCGCGCCAGCGGATGCCAGGGGTGGATCGTTCCGCCCGCCATCATCGCCAGCTGGCTCAGCCCCCAATGGTTCGGCTGCCGCCAGGAAGCGTGTGGTCTGATCGCTGGTCCAGCCCACGGCCACGGCATCGGCAATGTCCCAGCCATCACACACGGCGCCCTTGTCGACCATGTCCACCGTGGGGATGTCGCACAACCGCACCGCACAACCCAATGCCTCAAGGTGCGCGCCCAGGGCCAGCATGGTGCACATGCCGGGCTGCTTCTCGCGGGGCAGATAAGGCTTGGTGGCCTCGTCAACCCCTGCATCACGCTCCGCCTTGGTCAGCTTGACGCGTTTGGCGTCGCAGTCTGGCCAGAGCACAACCTTGCGCCCAGCCAAGGCCTGCCAACCTGCCTTGTCCCAGGCTTTGCCGCCGCCTGGCCAGCTCACCACCACCAGATGGGGAAGCAGCCTGTGCGCCGCATCGGCACACTTCTCGCCCTCGACCACCAAAATCTCTTGCTCAGGCTCACCCAGTGAGCCGGTGGGCAGGTATAGCGGCCGTGGCTCATCCCACTGCTTGGGGTGCCACTTGCTGTGCCCACGGTCATCAGACTCATCCACGCACCAGGTGTAAGGCACAACCTGTTTGCCGCCATCACTGGTGTTGTAGCGCGCTACGTGGCCGTAGAGCTTGCCATCGATGCGGTAGGCCCATGAGGCCGCGGGCTCGCCATAGTGAAAGTGGCGCAAAGTAGCGGGCGGCGCGGTGTCTGGCACCGGCACGATGGCGCGCCACATGGTGCGGCGCTGCTCAGCTTTGGCAGGCTTGAGCGGCACTGCAGGTCTGGCCGGCGGCTGCTTAAGCCAGCCCATCTCAGTCTTGAGTGCGTGGGCGGCTTTGCCGTTGTTGACGCCATGAATGGCGGCGTACAGGCTGATCAGGTCGCCGCCCTTGTCGTCAGTACTGAAGTCTGCCCAGGCGCCGGTGCGCACGTTGACCTTGAGCGATTTGCCATGCCCACCACTCAGGTCTGCACACTCGTACTCGGGCCCGTTTTGCTCGCCACCGGGCAGCCACAAGGGCAACAGCTGGTCGATGCGATCGAGCAATGCGGCGGCCAGGCCGACGAAGTCAATGGGCTCATTCATGGGCACCACCTTTGCGCAGGGGGCAGCCAGCCACCCGGCCGCAGCCGGTTGTTGTCTGGGCCATGGTCGCCTCAGTAGGTGGGAACCCAGCAGCGCAACGCGCTGGCCAGGTGTTGGGCCGCATCAGCCACGGTACCGGCGTTTGGCAGGTAGGTGGTCAAGGGGCGTTTGCTGCCCGGCACTTGGCGCGTGCCGACCTTGCGCAGCTGTCCAGCGCGGGCCATGTTCTTGGCCGTCTCTTGCGCATCCTCGAATGCCACTTGGCCAACCTCGGCCAGGTCGCGAAAAGTGAACCCGGTCTCGGGGTAAATGGGGGCCAGTTGCTCGGCTGCCTTGCTCAGCGCCTGCCTGATCTCGCCTGTTGGTCTCATGTCAGTCCCCTCCTACAGGTGTCAGTGCATCAATTCATCGCCACCGGCCAGCGCCTGCTGGGCCACCAAGGCCAGGCCATTGCAGACCTGCTCCAGGGCCGCCTGCAGCGTTGACGACGAGGCAGCGGCCGATGCGATCAGCACCAGCCCATGCTGGGCGGACCAGGCCGCGCCCAGCCGGAATGCCGATGCGAAGGATTCAGCCACCAGCACCGCGTCTGCATGCGAGAGCGACGCCAGGCGCACGCGCAGGAAGTCGGCCAGTGCATCAGGCAGGTTGTCCGCTGCCACGGCAGGCGCGGCGCTCATTGCCCGGCCTTTGCGGCCACCATGGCCATGGCTTCACGAAGCAGCTCTTGCGGGTCACGCTCCATGGTGTGGATACCCATAGCCCAGGCCTCGTACTGCAGCGGCGCACGGTTGCCGCAGATGTGCATCAGCTTGATGCGGCGGTCGCCATCGAGCTGGGCCTGGCCGGAGAGGATCTTGGACAGATAGCCCTTGCTGATGTGCAGCTGCTCAGCCACGTATTCATCGGTATGGCCCGACGAGCGCACGCACAGCGACAGCGCTTGGCGCGCATTGCGCAGGCCTTTGATCAGGCCCATATCCAAATTGCGCAGGGGCGCCAAGTTGTTGATTTGCATGGTGGTTTCCTATGGTTTCCTGTCGTTTCCGCAGGTTTCCTATCGCGCCGGGCCAAAAAAAACCAGACTGGCGACATGAACAGCACAGCAATGAAAAAACCCGCACGCCTCGGCACCACAAGGCAAGCGCTCAGGGAGGAAAAGCGCCCGGCTCAAGGCCGTGGACGTGGTGACGGTGGAAGCGTGCGGGTGTTGAAACATGGGTCAGCAGTCCTGACGGTCATCAGCACGTGCTGCGGCCCGCGAATGAGCTGCCTTTGGGGGGAAAATGTCAGGTCTATCCAACATCACATCGGAGGGGACGCCCCGCTTTTGCCAGTTGGCGACCCTCTGCACGCCGCCCTTGGTCTTGTCATAACCAAGTAGCTCGCACACCTTCGTAGGCCCCCCTAGGGACCGGATCAGCGTTCGCGCAGGATTCGGCTTCGTCTTGCTCATGACCAACTATTAAACACGGCGTTTAGTAAAAAGTCAACGCTGCGTTTTTAACACCTTGTTTAGCGCCATGGACAATCAAGACATGCACCCCAGCTTCAGCCGTCTGCTGGCATGCGCCAGAGAGGCGACTGCGCGCACGTCGAAACCCATCGAGACCATCCGCGATCTGCGTGGTGTGATGAGCGAGTCGTCGGCGACGTTCACGCACTGGCAGTCGAAAGCGCGAGGCGTTTCGTCTAATGGGGCTCAAAAAGCTGAGCTACTTTTCGGGTGCACCGTGAATTACATACTTCATGGCAAGGAACCACGATGGATTTCAGGCTCACCTGGCGCCCTCACGGCCCAGGAGCCATCGAAGCAAAACATTTATGCCATCAGGACGAACCCCAGTAACTCGTCCAATTTAGCCGGTTCCACATTTACAGACAGCCTCCCGAGTGATACAACGTCAGTGCGAGCCCCCGTTGTTGCATGGGCTCTGCTTGAAAATGTACTCATGAAAACGAACAGGGAGTGGCCCGAAGAGGCCTTCGTTTCGTTCACTGCCATCACCGATAAGGTGTCTTCACATGTGAAGGCAGTAACGGTTCTTGAATCACCTTTACCCACGATTGCGCCAGGCGATCGCATTGCGGTTGATCCCCAATGCGCGCCCTGGGATGACTGCGTCGTGGTCGTTCGCACGCCTACTGGGCGGCCGATGCTGAGGCGTTACAGGGGGCTGGCCGTCTTGGGCTGGGAAGCAGTTTGCCCAAACGAGCCCCCTCTTGATCACGAGCGGCATGCACTCATTCTTCTCGGTGTCGTCGTTGGGCTGAATAAGCTTAGATTTTAAAAAGATGCACAGTAATAAAATGTAATATTCATTTCGCAATAAGAAACGAACAGGTATGGGCATCGTCTTCATGTGGGTGCTTTGCACCGTAATCGTTGCGATTGCAGCAAGCGGCAGAGGTCGAAGTGCTTTTGCCTGGTTGCTCATTTCATTGATCATCAGCCCCCTTCTAGGGGGGTTGTTGTTAGCGTTGTTGCCAATAATTCAGGACGTTCGCTACACCGAGATCAGGGTGCGCTGCCCTGAATGTGCTGAATTGATACTCCCTGAAGCCAGGGTGTGCAAGCACTGTGGCGCTAGATTCGCGCAGCATCCTCCAGCCCTGCCACCGCCCACAGATGTGTCTGAAAATATCGAACCATTCAACCATCCAGGTGGCGCACCTGAGCCCTCTCGACTCTACGCTTTAGCCCTGTTGATCGCAGCACTTATCGTGATGTTCGTGATCATGCGTTCGTTTTTGCATTGACCTAGCAGAGCGCTAGGAATAGCCCGCTGTCGCGGGCTTTTTTGTTGCCGCAAGGCAAGCGCAGCTCCAAACCCGACATCACGCGCCGGTCCGCAATCATTTTTCAACGCGGCGTTGACAAACAAAGTAAACGTCGTGTTTAATCACTCCTGCCGACACATGACACGGCACGGAGGGAAAGATGGACACCGCAACCAACAAACTTCAGACCCTGCCCACCCTGGGCAGCCCTTTGCGCGGCGGGAAGTTCGCCGGCATCACCACTGCCGCTGACGGCACGCACCACGCGCTGATCCTGCTGGACGACAAGCCCAACGGCGAGCTGACTTGGCGCAAGGCTTTGAACTGGGCCACCAAGCTGGATGCAGACCTGCCCAGCCGCGTTGAAGCCCTGCTGCTCTTCGTGAATCTGCCGGGCGAGTTTGAGCGTACTTGGCATTGGACGAACACGCAGTACTCGGACAACCACGCCTGGGGTCAGAACTTCTACTACGGCTTCCAGTACGACTTCAAGAGCGCTGAGCTTCGCGCCCGAGCCGTCCGCAGATTGCCCATCAATCCTTCAATCCTTTGAGGGGTGATGGCCATGGAACACACACAAGTTCAAGCGCTGATCACCAGATCCGAAACGGCCTTCAACAGCCAAGCCGGTCGTTATCTGATCGACACAGCCACCACGCGTGGCCCGGGCTATGTGCCCAGCAAGATCGAAGCAGCGCCCCAGTTGGCTCAACGTCAGGCTGAACGTACAGCACCCATCGCTGAATCCATGCCGCCCGTACCCACCCGGGCCGCGGCAGATCTCGACATCTACGAGCCCGCAGGTTTTGCCGTCACCGCCATGGTGGTGGGTGGCCCGCTGGTGGCCACTGCATTGCTGATCGCGGGCATCGCCGTCCGCATCTGGGGCTGAGCCATGCAGACCCGCCACATCAATGCTGAGCACCTGCAGCTCGTGCTGGTGACCATGCGGATGCGCCGCAACAATCCGACCCTGGCCAAGTTCTGCGCGCTGTCCAATGGCGCGACCTGGCAGCGTTGCGATCGGCGCTTTCGTCCCGCTGAAGAGTCACCGGCCAATCGCTGGACGCACACACCCTTGTGCATACCCATGATTGAGTCGGTGCGCCCGCAGCTTGTGCAGCGCGTGCGCCTGACCTACGGCCTGCCCGAAGTCAAAGCAACATGGGGCAAGGGCTACAAGGCCTTGCTGGCCGAGCTGCAACCGCGCAGGAGGGGCTGAGCCATGGCCCTGCACATGCGCGCCAAGATCACCCAGGCCGATGGCCAGCGCACTGCGCTGGACGTCATCTGCCCCAGCCGCACCCATCTGGACCAGATCGTGGCCAATGCCTGCCCCGATCACCGCGGCTACCAGACCGCCATCAAGCGCGGCCGCCTGGATCTACCCCTTCATCCTGCTGCGCCTGCCCCAATGGGGGCGAGGTCGGAGACTGCCATGCCTGACGGTACGCCCGAATCCAAGCACCCGCACATCAGCCTGCTGGACATGCACCGTCCAGCCGTGCCCGTGCAGCCCGCCACGGTCGACAAGCCCAGCTACACCCGCACACCTCAGCAGGCCGAGCTGGACGCCTACGAGCGCGGCTTGATGGATGGCCGCGAAGGCAGCGCCGGCGCATGTTTTTCGTCAGCGCTGATCGGTGCCGTGATCGCGCTGGTGCTGTTGAGCGCCTTCCCGCAGGCCGCCGCCTTTTTGCTGCCCACTGTGGCAGCCCAGGGGCGCTGACATGTGCAGCATCCAGATCAAGGGCCACCTGGCCGCCCCTGCCAGCTACCGACACTTTGCCGCCGGCGGCGTGGTGCTGGTGGCGCTGATTGACCAGGCTGGACAGCTGCCGTTGCTGGCTGAGTGGCCCATGGGCGAGGGCCCGGCCGCGTCGTATGCCGCCAATGCCGCCGCACGGGCCATGGCAAAGGGCGCCAGCGTCACGGTGCACGCCAGCGGCGTCAAGGCTGACCGTTACCTGGGCCAACCCGTGCAGCGCCTGCTGCTGGTCACCCACATCGAGCACGCCGCACAGGCTGCTCGCCACGAACCTGCGGCCCAGGCCGCCTGATGCCATGACCACCATCACCACCGTCACTGGCCGCGAGATCAACCTGGCCTACTTTGGCGCTATTGACGTCGACCTGCACGAGATCGCCAAAGGCCTCTCACAGATCCGCCGCTTCAACGGCCAGACCGAGGTGGGCTACAGCGTGGCCGCGCACTCCCTGCACGTGTGCGACATCGTCAAGCGCGAGGGCGGCACGCTCAGCGCCCAGCTGGCCGCGCTGCACCACGATGCGCACGAATACCTGATGGGCGACATCACCACGCCCTTCAAAGAGTTCGTCAACCTGATCAGCCTCAATGCACTGGCCGTGATCGAGGCCCAGCTGCAGCGCCGCGTGCTTGAAGCGCTGATGGTACGCACCGCCTACGTGAGCAACCGCAAGCTGATCCACCGCGCCGACATGATGGCCCTGGGCGCCGAGCGCCGCGATCTGCAGCCGGCCAGCACCGAGCCCTGGCCCTGCCAGGCAGGCATTGCCCCTGATTGGGAAGACGTGCGCGACCGCGCCAAGATCAGCGACAAGGCCTGGGCCGCCATGTACGTGGCCCGCGACCTGGAGCTGCGCGCCCAGATGCAAGCCAAGGCCGACGCCTGGGCCGAGGTGCATGCATGAGCCGCGTGCCCTATGTGTGGCACTGGCCCGGCACACCCGGCGGCTATGTGCCCGTGATTGCCGAGGAACTGGCCGCCGAGCAAGCCAAAGCTGAGGCCACCCGGGCCAAGTTTGGCAAGAGCCAGCAGGCTCTTGCAGGCCAGGCCAGCAAAGCGGCACAAAAGGGCAAGTCCATGCCAGGCGGCAGCAAGGCCAGTGAAGAGGCCGTGGCTCGCTACAAGGCCAAGGGCCTGGAAATTGATGCGCGCAAGGCAGCGGCCAAGGGCAAGCCGCCACCTGCGCTCAAGCGCCCACCCAAGCGCGTCAAGAAGCCCACACCAGTTTGATTTATGGGCGCCCCCAAGGGGGTGAGGGTCGGAACACCTCTCTGTGAACACCGGTAGTTAGCACCGACTCGATAGGCCCAGGTCACGCTGGGCAGGCGCCCGCCATTTTCTCAACGCTCAACACAGGAGCAACCTATGAGCACACCGCTGTCATCCAACTCCGCCGCCACAGACGTGGGCGAGTTTTTCTCTGATCTCGACGCTGGCGTCTTTGAGCGCCAGCTGTCGGTGGCGTTGTCGAAGGTCGCAGCTGCGACAACCGACCACGACAAGGTCGGCGAAGTCAACATCAAGCTGACCTTCAAGAAAATCGCAGGCACCAGCCAAGTCAACTGCAGCCACGAACTGAAGTTCACGCAGCCCACCTCTGACGGCAAGGCCAGCGAGCTGCACGTTGGCAAGTACGGTCGCTTGTCGCTGATCCCTGACAGCCAGACCGCGCTGTTCGAAACCAAGCAGCCCAACCAGGCCTGAGAGGCCTGCCACACCAAAAGCCACCACCAAGGAATCTCATGCTGAACGCTGAAGCAATCAAAGCCATCGGGGAAAGCCAAGCCATCACCAGCGCACACGCCGCGTTGACTGATGGCATGGTCCAGACCGCTGGCACCATCGCCCTACCCAATACATTCCAGATCCACGATCTGGAGCGCTTCTTGCCCGAACGCCGCCGCGCACGCGGCACGATGACCACCACCAACATCGAAGACTTCGCAATCTACACATCACAGCACAACGAGGGTGCCACGGTGTTCGTGAGCGACGACATCAAGGCGGTGGCGGTGCTCAATTTGGGCGACACGGTGAGCGCACCAGGCCACGCTGACAACTTGGCCGTGCTCGACATGGTTAAGACAGCAGCCTACGCGGCACTTCTCAAGATCGACGGCGAAGGCCTCACACAAAAGCAAGCCGCCGAGTTCATCGAGGACTGGTCAGACAACATCAATTGCCTAAACGACAGCGAGATACCCACTGGCAAAGCCATCGGCGCCATCCGCAAACTGACCATTGAGGCAGCGCGCAAGGTGGACAGCAATGTTGGCAACTTGACCGAGAGCCGCAGCACATTTGAGCAAGTCGCGGCCACCAGCGTGGACCCATTGCCAGAGTTCATCTACTTCAAGTGCATCCCTTTTCATGGCATGCAAGAGCGTGAGTTTGTCTTGCGATTTGGTGTGCTCACCGGCTCAGAGAAGCCACTCATCGTGATGCGCATACGCCAACTGCAGACGCACATCGAGGCAATGGCCGCCGAACTGGCGCAATCCGTCGAGGCTTCATTGGAGGCGGTGCAAGCCAACGCCGAGATCATCCAAGGCCGCTACAAGCGCGCCGAGTAAGCATCCATCACCCGCACTTCGCGAGCCACCCATGAGCACCGCTGACCCCATCGTCACTTGCCTGGAGACACCATGATCGGCACACAACCCACCGGCGCCATCAGCGGCGTCGTCATCTCAGCAGTCTGCCACGAGGGGCTGACCGTGACCGTCGACGGCAAGCCGGCGCGGCTGGCCATCGTCACCGATGACGGTCAGGTCATTGCTGTAGGACAGAACGTGGCCCGCGAGGCTGAGGCCGTTGCCATCAACAGCTACCGCAGCTTGCTGCAGGGCAAAGGGCACTTGCGCGTCGTCAGCAAGCTGCCGCCCTGCCCTGCGTGATCTGGCCGCGCAACGCACCTTCACACCACCCGGCTGAACAGCCCCTATAGCGCACACGCGCACGGAGTCACCATGGACCTGAACAATCTGCCGGCAATCGGCACCCACATCGAGGCCGATGGCGGCCACTTCGGCGGCGTTGTCCGCGTCAACGACAAGCTGTTGGGCCTCATCTGGGCACCCAAGGCCGATGGCGAGACAACCACTGCCTGGCTGACGACCCACACAGATGCGCCTGGCGCACAAAGCTTTGCGGACAGCATCACCAACACACTGGCACTGGCCGAGGCAGGCAGCCCGCTCGCAGCTTGGGTCACTGGCCTGCGCATCGGTGGCCACGATGACTGGGTCATCCCAGCACGCGACGTGCTGGAGCTGGCCTATCGGCACCTCAAGCCCACAGACGAAGAGACCGGCTGCTATTTCCGTGATGGCGACAACCCCAGCAGCGTGCCGCCCGGCTTTCCCTACGCCGACGCACACGCACAGACCAGCGTGGAGGCATTCAAGGCTGGTGGTGCTGAAGCCTTTGAGGCAGATGCCTACTGGTCCAGTACGCAGTACTCGGACGGCAGCGCCTGGTGTCAGCTCTTCGTCAACGGCAACCAGTACGGCCTCAAGAGCGCTGAGCTTCGCGCCCGAGCCGTCCGCTTGATTCCCGTTACCCCTTGAATCCTTCAATCCTTCAATCGGAGATCACACACATGAGCAACATCACGCTCAAACAAATCGAGGCTGCCCACAAGTCCGTGGCCGAGATGATCGAAGCCTTCAAGTCCCAAGCCCCCACGACCTATGGCATCCCCTCGGCCAGCATTGAGCTGCAACCTGGCGAGCGCTATGCGGGCCTGCTGCTCGATGAACAAGGTGAGCCCAGCGCGCACCTGATTCTCATGGCTGGCGAGGCCGAGGACGTGACCTGGCAGGCCGCGCTGGACTGGGCCGCAGAGATCGGCGGCGAACTGCCGACGCGCCAGGAGCAGTCCCTGCTGTTTGCCAACCTCAAGAGCGAGTTCCAGCCCCTAGCCTACTGGTCCAACACGCAGTACTCGGACTACTACGCCTGGTTTCAGACCTTCTACAACGGCTACCAGGGCCTCATCAAGAGCGCTGAGCTTCGCGCCCGAGCCGTCCGCAGATTGAGCGTTTGATCCTTCAATCCTTTTGAGCCATGGCTATCCACACCGACCTGCCCATCCACCGCACTGGCGTCCAACTGCTTGAGCTTGCTGTGGCTGCTCAAGCCCAGATGCCGCGCACAGTCAAGCGCACGCTGGGTGAGAAGATCAACCAGCACTGCGTTGACATGCTCGACTTGATGGCGATGGCCAACGCCACGCGCCACGCAGAGCGCACGGCGAACATCAATGCATTGCTGGCCCACCAGCGCGCGGTGACGGTGCTCATGCGCGTGAGCTACAACAGCCGCTACGTGTCGCCCAAGGTCTGGGCCAGCTCGGTGGAGCTGCTGGACAGCATCGGCAAGCAAGGCGGTGGCTGGCTAAAATCCGCAGCCAACAGGAGGCCTGCAGCATGACAGTCAAGGCTCTCACGCCCGCGCCCATTTTGAATCTGGTCGCGCCGCTGCCTCACAAGGGCACCGCCATGCACACCACAGAAACCGCTGACCAAGGTCAGGCGAGGTCTGGTGCAGTTTCCCAGGTGATCGGCCAAGGCCTTCGCCCGGGCGACGTAGATAGCGCGCACCGACGCAGTACTCGGACAACAACGCCTGGTATCAGAACTTCAACAACGGCAACCAGAACAACAACAAGAGCGCTGAGCTTCGCGCCCGAGCCGTCCGCAGATTCAGACCTGTTCGAGCAACTGGTGGCAGCCTATATGGACTGCCGCCGCACCAAGCGCAACAGCGCCAGTGCGCTCGCATTCGAGGCCCACCTGGAGCGAAACCTGTGCGATCTGCGTGATGAGCTGATCAGCGGCCAGTATCAGCCTGGCCGCTCGATCTGCTTTGTCATCACCAGGCCAAACCCCCGCGAGGTGTGGGCCGCAGAATTTCGTGATCGCATCGTCCACCACCTGCTCTACAACAAGATCGCACCCCGCTTTTACGCAGCCTTCACGGCTGACACCTGTGCGTGCATCCCCGGCCGCGGCACGCTGTATGCCGCCCAGCGCCTGGAGCACCAGGTGCGCAGTGCAACTCAGAACTGGGCCAAGCCAGCGCACCACCTCAAGTGCGATCTGGCCAACTTCTTCGTTTCGATTCAAAAGCCCGTGCTGCTCGCCCAACTGGCCGGCCGCATCAATGAGCCCTGGTGGCTGAAGCTGGCCGAGACCATCTTGATGCACGACCCGCGTGCCGATGTTGAGGTGCGCGGCAGCGTTGAAAAGCTGGCCTTGGTACCACCTCACAAAAGCCTGTTCAATGCGCCCGATGACCAGGGCCTGCCGATTGGCAACCTGAGCTCACAGTTTTTTGCCAACGTGCTGCTCAATGACCTGGACCAGTACGTCAAGCACCAGCTGCGCGCACCGCACTACGTGCGCTATGTGGACGACTTCGTGATGGTGCACCAATCACCCGATTGGCTCAACGCTGCACTGGTCAGGATCACCACGTGGCTGCCCGCCAAACTGGGCGTTGAGCTCAACCCGCGCAAGACCATCCTGCAGCCGGTGGCACGCGGCATTGACTTCGTGGGCCACGTGATCAAGCCATGGCGGCGCACCACCAGGCCGCAGCCTGACCAACCCAAACCATGAGAGCAGAGCGATGGGATACACCACTGAATTTTCCGGCTTCGTCAAACTGTCGCGCAAGCTGACGTTGGCCGAAGCAAAAGAGCTCCTTACGTTCGCCAAAGACCCGGACAACATCGGCGCCGATGTACCTCACCCGCGCGGCTACCTTCAATGGGTGCCGTCGAAAACGCTGGACCAGATCGGGTGGGATGACGGCGAGAAGTTCTACGACTACGCCGAATGGATGACATGGGTGTGTGGTTGGCTGAAGGCTCGCGGCATTGAGGCATGCGGGGCCATTTCCTACCAGGGCGAGTCTGCTGGCGACATCGGCGAAATCCTTGTTCTTGACAACGCCGTCAGCGTCAAGGAGGGCAAGAAGTCCTCATCAGGGTTCAGTCCGATGAATCTGCGCGATCTGGGAGAAATTGCCCTTGAACAGCTCACCAA